TCAGTTCGTGTTCCCAATTCTTCCAGAGTTTCCTACTGCTGGTGGAGCTGGAACAGATGCTCAGACTGTAGACTTTACATTCAAGGTCGCTAACGGAACAGTTACAGAAACCTTTAGCTAAAAACTAGAAACGGGAGCAAACAAATGCAACAGAATATAACAATTAAATATATAGATGGATCCGAAACCACTTACCAGGTTCGTCCGCCAGATTACGCCAAATGGGAAATGACCACTAAAAAGGTTATCTCTCAGTTTGGCGGAATGTGGGACATCTTATTCGTAGCGCATAGCGCCATGAAGCGAGATGCAGGCGGGAAGCCAGTTAAGCCGTTGGATGTCTGGATGGAATCAGTCAATGACCTTGAAGTTGGTGACGAAAACCCAAAAGCCATCAGCGAGGAAGCGTAAGCCGACTCTTAGTTGAGCTAGCAATCGCTACTCGGATTCCTATGGATTATTGGAGAACGGCTGAGGACATCTTAACCGCTATCGAGGTATTGGAGGAACGGAATGGCAAGTGAGCTCGTAGCACTAGACCAGACCGAGCTTCGCCAGGTATTCAAGGCGCTTAAAGGTATGACCGTAGAAGCTAACGATGAAGCTAAACGCCAAGCGGGAGCATTGGCGGAATACGCTAAAGCCGAGGTTCAGCAAGCCGCTACGCGGACTAGAAACCGTGTCGATGATCGTATTGCGTCAGGAGCTAGAGTAAAGAAATCAAGCCGTATCGGTGAGATTACTTATGGCTTCGCTTCTCAGAAGTTTTCAGGTGGGGCAACCACTAAAGATATCTGGGGCGGGGCTGAGTTTGGTTCTAACAAGTATAAGCAGTTCCCAGTTTGGTCAGGGCGTGAAGGTCGTGGATCTAAAGGCTGGTTTATCTATCCAACGCTTCGCAGGATTCAACCTGAGATAGTTGCTAGATGGACTGCCTCATTCGATAAGATTCTTAAGGAGTGGACATAATGGCTACAGGTACCAGAGCACTAACGCTCAAGCTCCTTGCCGATGTTGATAACTTTACTAAGAATCTCAACAAAGCAGATAACGATGTTTCAACTTTTGGCGATAAGGTTTCCGACTTTGGCAAGAAGGCTGGTTTAGCTTTTGCAGCCGCAGGAGCAGCCGCCGTAGCTTATGCTGGTAAGTTAGCAATCGATGGCGTTAAATCAGCTATTGCAGATGCAGCCGCTCAAGAGAAGCTAGCTCTCACCCTTAAGAATGTAACAGGTGCTACAGAGGCTCAGATAGCCGCCACAGAGGATTACATCACCAAGACATCCTTAGCCTTTGGCGTGACCGATGATGAGCTTAGACCATCCTTAGAACGCCTTTCCAGGGCTACTGGCAATCTTCAGAAGGCTCAGGAGTTACAGACAGTTGCGATCGATGTCGCGGCTGGTAGCGGTAAAAGTTTAGAGGCCGTCACAAATGCCATGGCTCGCGCAGCCGAGGGTAATACTACGGCTCTTGGCAAGCTAGGCATCGGACTATCATCAGCCGAGCTTAAAACTATGAGCATGGAGCAGATTACTGCCAAGCTCGCGGATACCTTTGAGAATCAAGCGGCAACCAAGGCAGACACCTTTCAAGGCAAGTTAAATCGCTTAACTATTGCTTTCGATGAAGGCAAGGAAACTGTAGGCGCTTACATTTTAGATGCCATTACCCCTATGGTTGAAGTTATTGTAAATCGGGTTATACCAGCCATATCAGACTTTACTAGCAATCTTGGCGAGAAGCTGGCTCCAGTCATGAAGATAATCCAGCCAATTATTAATGGTCTACGCAACGCCTTTAATTCAGTTAAGAATTCATTAGAAGAAAACAATACTCAGCTTCAGCCATTCTATGATTTCATGGTGGCTATATTTAACTTTGCCAAGGATTACTTATCACCCTTCTTGGGTAAGGTATTAGGCGCAGCTTTCACCGCTTTAGGCAAGATTATTGCAGGAGTTATCGATACCTTTGCAGGATTCGTTTCAACCCTATCCAATATCTATGATCGCATTACTGGCATCATCAACGCTATTCGCTCAGCCGCTTCAGCCGTATCTGGCTTTTTTGGTAACGACAACGCATCTGCCCCCACACCAAGCCAACCTGCTTCACCAGTCGTTCCACGCGTTAGCCAATCTTCAAGCCAAACCAACATTACGGTAAATGGAGCTATTGACCCCGAAGGTACTGCTCGCACAATTGTAAGCGTTCTTAATAACTCATCCGCTCGAGGCACACTAGGCGCGGCAGGACTCGTACTTTAATGACGGCTTACACACCCGATTACAGGATATTGGTCAATAGTGTAGAGCTTACAAGCGTTACCGTAGCCGATTTAACTATTACATCTGGTCGCACAGATATTTATCAGCAACCAGTAGCGGGCTATTGCCAGCTTTCCCTGCTCAACTTTAATAACTCTAGCTATGATTTTACAGTAGGCACTAGCATCACCGTTGAGGTCACTAACTCGGTAGGCACTTACATCCCTATATTTGGTGGCACAATCTCGGACTTTACTATCACCGTCAATTCTGCTGGATCACTAGGATATACGACAGTAGCGACAATTACGGCGCTTGGAGCTTTATCAAAGCTGCCTAAGTTTATTGACCCTGCCGTACTTGCTCAAGATTTTGACGGTGACCAGATTTATACCCTTTTATCAGGTTACTTGCTTGGAACATGGAACGATGTGCCAGCGGCTCAGACTTGGGCTACTTACGACCCTACTGAAACCTGGGCTAATGCCTTAAATCTTGGATTAGGTCAAATAGACCAGCCTGGTGATTATGAGCTAATTGCACGATCCGCCAGCAACACAGACCTTTACTCAATATGTACCGCTATAGCTAACTCAGCCTTTGGAGTGCTTTACGAAGATGCAAATGGCAATATCGGTTATGCAGACCAGACCCATCGCCAGGATTATTTAGCTGCCAACGGTTACACGACTTTAGATGCTAACCATGCCAACGGCTTAGGACTCTCTGCCACTACCCGCGCTGGTGACTTACGAAATAGCTTTACTATTAATTACAATACTGGTGGAAGCAGTACCTACACCGCGACCGACCTAGTTAGCCAAGCTAATTATGGAGTTTATGCTGAGCAATTTACATCGCGCATTAAAAATACAGTAGATGCTGAGCTTCTTGCAGATCGCTATATTGACCTTCGAGCCAATCCGTACCCTAAATTTCAAAGCATTACTTTTGTACTAGGTAACCCAGAAATCGACAATGCCGATAGAGATGCCCTAATTAACATCTTTCTTGGTCAGCCAGTCTGGATTCAAAATCTACCGCCCAACATCACTAATGGCTCATTCCAAGGTTATATCGAAGGCTGGACATTTAGGGCAAGCCTAAACAATTTAACGGTGACTTTCAATGCATCTCCTGTAAACTTTAGCCAAGTTGCGGTAAAATGGGAACAGGTAAATGCGGCGGAATCTTGGAACACACTTAACCCAAGCCTAACCTGGCTTAATGCGATAGGAGTAGTAGCGTAATGGCAACAACAACCACTAACTTTGGATGGGATATACCCCAGTCCACCGATCTAGTAAAGGATGGCGCTACCGCTATTGCCGCACTTGGTCAAGATATCGATACCGCTCTGGTAGACCTCAAGGGTGGCACGACTGGTCAGGTATTGGCTAAGGCAACTGGCACAGACCTTGATTTTTCATGGGTAACACAAGACGATGCAAACGCCATCCAAAACACTCAATTAACTGCTAAAGGCGCTCTCATATCTGCTGTTTCTGCTGGTACTCCAGCAACATTAACAGTTGGAACAAATAATCAAGTTCTCACCGCTGATTCAACAACTGCAACAGGACTGAAATGGGCTGCTGCAGGTGGTGGTTCTTTGGTTTATGTAGGCGGTGCTTCTTTTAGCGGATCATCTAGTCAGTCGCTCAATAGTGTATTTACATCAACATATCAAAATTATATGGTGGTATTAAATATTGCTTTATCTGGCGCAAGTAATATTTATTTCCGCTTCAGAGCAAGTGGAACAGATAACACAAGCTCGACTTATCAATCTTTCGCATCTTTTGACGATCTAAACTCAGCAGCAGCAGGAACAAGCAAAGTATTTAATGGTACTGCTCTATTAGGTCCAGATATGGTTGAAACTGCATTAAACATGACGTTTGCAAATCCACAAGCCTCATTAGATACTTATGTTTCATGTGAGGATTTCATATTTGGTTACACATCAACAGGCGCTTATAAATCACAATTTGCAGGTAAATTCGATAATACAACCTCATTCGATGGTTTTACCTTTTACCCTGGTGCAGGAACAATGACTGGAAATGTTCGAGTCTACGGAATAGCTAATTCATAAGGAGAATCATGCCAATTATCAACGAATACGATGCACTCACAGGCACAAACGCTGAAATCGAAATCTCTGAGGAAGAATTAGATGCCGCTAAAGGCGATGTTATAACTCATTCAATTGCCGATGATATAGCTCAAAAGGCAGCTGCTAAAGCGGCACTACTTGAGCGCTTAGGCATTACCGAAGAAGAAGCTCAGCTATTGGCATGAAGCCTGTTCTATGCAAAGCTGGTCAGCAACTACGCGAGCAGTTTGATGATTCCTTCCCAGATCGTGATAGGCGTTCGGATGGATGGATTGGCGATACACGCCATTCAGCGCGTCCTAGCGACCACAATCCTGATTGGTCATCTACACCCCCGTATGTTCGCGCAATCGATGTCGATAGAGATGTCCATCAAGGCGGAAAGCCCGACATCATGCCCGATATTGCTGACCAGATTCGTACCTTTGCCAAAGCAGACAAGTCCAAGCGAATCAGTTACATCATCTTCAACGGCAGGATTGCAAGCTCTCGCATGGGCTGGCGCTGGCGTAAGTATTCTGGAATCAATCCGCACATTAAACATTGCCATATCAGTTTCACTACAAAAGGCGATATCGATGGTTCGTTCTTTGATATCCCACTATTAGGAGGTACAAAATGAACATGAAACATCCAGCAGTCATCGCCTTTGGCGCGTTCCTTGCAGTATGGGGTACAACCTCAAACTTTGCTCTTGATTATCGCGCAGTTCTTGGCTCTATCGTTGCAGGCGTATTTGGGTATGCCACGCCTAGAAAATGAGTCCGCAGGATTTAGCTGCGATTGTAGCAATATGCGCAACGGTGCTGGCTGGTGTAGCTGCTCTGCTTCGCTTTATCATTCTTCACTATTTACAGGAGCTTAAACCGAATTCTGGCTCAAGTATGCGCGATGAAGTCACCGCGATAAATAGTCGTTTAGTGCGTGTCGAAGCCATGTTGGAGCTACTACTAAAGGGAAAATAATGCTATGGCAAGGAAGCGACCAGTAATAGATTTAGATACTTACTCTGCGTTAGATGCTTACGCAATAGCGATGAATGAGTATTACAAAGCGCTTAAAAGAGCTGGCTTCTCAGAGAAGCACATCTTTTGGCTTTTATCTGATCGTGAAACCTTCCCTGATTGGCTAATTCCTAACTTGCCCAATCGAATCGATAACATCCCCTATGAGGACGATGACGAGGATTAAGCAATGACCATGAAGAAGATAGTTATCCTGTCCGATCTTCAAGTACCTTTCGAGGATGTTCATGTCGTACAAAATGTCGCACGATTCCTCAAAACCTTTAAGCCAGACCAGACCATTACTATTGGAGATGAAATTGACTTTCAAACCATCTCTAAATGGTCAATGGGTACTCCAGAGGAATACTCACAAAGCCTGGGCGATGACCGAGATAGATGCGTTGAGCTTCTCTGGGAGCTAGGCGTAACAGACTGCATACGATCTAATCACACAGACCGACTTTACAATGTAATCATGCGCAAGATTCCTAGCTTCCTAAGTTTGCCCGAGCTTCGTTTTGAGAAGTTTATGAAGTTTGACGAGCTAGGCATAACCTTTCATAAAAAACCTTTGCAGCTAACTAATGGCTGGTTTGCCGTTCATGGCGATCACACTCCTATCAAGCCTCAAGGCGGAGCATCTGCAATGGAAGCGAGCCGTCGCATGGGGGTCAATATCGTGTCTGGACATACGCACAGAGCTGGCCGTCAGTCCTTCTCAGAGGCCATAGGAGGCCGACAGGGGCGCGTTCTACATGGTGTTGAGGTAGGCAACCTAATGGATTTTAAGCAGGCTGGATACACCAAGGGAACGGCTAACTGGCAACAGGCTTTCGCGATCATGTATGTAAAAGGCAAGAATGTCCAAGTAGACCTTATTTACATTGAGAAGGACGGCACATTTACCGTTCAAGGCAAAGTCTATGGCAGACCAAGGAATCGCTAACCCTTACTTTGAGGATGAAGATTGCGGTCAAATCGTTATCAAATCGTTATGTGTCTTGCTAGGCATAAAGTCACAAGCCTAAGCTAACCTAATCCCAAGAGCCGAAATACGGCTTAAAGGGAGAACAAATGACTATAGCTCAAATCATTACCTTTGCATTAATAGTCCTAGCTTTTGCTATGGGTCGCTATTCTGGCTATCACGATGGCTATGTTAAAGGTCGCAAGGCAGTCCGCAAGTATTACGA